ATCCGCCAGCGAACTAAATCCGTACAAAGCACCATTGATTGTTGCTAAGGTGCAGGCAGTTTTGGGCATTAACCAAATACGCATACCATTTAACGAACGTAAATTGCGTAAATGCGTGAATTATATCAGAGTTAACGGCATTGCACCGCTAATTGCCACTAAGGATGGATATTATATCACATACGACACTGAAATCATTTGCAAGCAGGTAGAATCATTGCAGCAACGTGCACGCTCTATACAGATGTGTGCAAATGGATTGATGAAGTTTTTATAAAAGATCAAACACCAATAAAATAACAACATGAAGCAAATCAATTTATTTGGTCAAGAGTTTGCACCAAATCAAGATGAACAAAAATATTCATCCAAGATTGCCACACCAATTTATGAACCAAAGAATGCAAAGCCTCATTTAATGGAACTTTGTGATAAGAGCAAAACACACAGACTGATTAGGGAAATTGATGCCTCAAATCTGCCCATTGAAGAAAAAACATTTTTGATTGATGCAGCCAGAAGGCACAATGTGTTCAATTATGAAAAAATTGCAGATTACTATGCACATGCCACACCTGAAATGCAAAAGTTAATGGAACGTAGTGGATTGGTTATAATCGATTTTGAAAAGGCAATTGAATTAGGTTATATCAAATTGTGTGATGAAATAAAAAATCAATATCTAACCGACTATGCAGAATAAAGATTTTGCCGTATTTATATTGACACATGGCAGACCTGACAATGTCAAAACATTGCGAACATTGCAGAAATCTGGATATACAGGTAAAATATATTTCATTGTAGATAATGAAGACAAAACAATTCAGAAATATCAAAAGAACTACGGCATTGAAAACGTAAAAATATTTGATAAAAAAGCAATGGCAGATGCAGTTGATGAAGGTAATAATTTTGATGAACGTAGAACTATCACACATGCACGCAATGCATGTTTCAAAATTGCAAAAGAAATTGGCATTACCTACTTCATCCAGCTAGACGATGATTATACTTCCTTTGAATGGCGATATGAAAGTAATGATGGTAAAAAATTGAAGGTGCATAAAATAACAAACCTTGACAAAATCATGCAGTTGCATTTGGACTTTTATAAGAACACCAAATTCAAAAGTATTGCATTTGCACAAGGTGGTGATTTTATCGGTGGTGTTGACAATCCAGTTGTGAAAAAAAGACCTTTGATGCGCAAGTGTATGAATTCATTTTTTTGCAGCACTGAACGAGAATTTCAATTTATTGGTGCAATGAATGAAGATGTAAACACCTATACTACATTACAATCCAGAGGCGAATTATTTGGAACAATTCCAATGATTAGTCTAGTCCAGACTGCAACGCAAAGCAATCAAAGCGGGATCACTGATATGTATCAAAGATTTGGCACATACTGCAAAGCATTCACAACCGTTATGATGCATCCAAGCGGCACAAAGGTATCAATGATGAATACTACACACCAAAGAATTCATCACATCATTAAATGGATAAACACATCACCCATGATCATCGATCAGAAATACAAAAAATAATTCAATCAATTTCACAATGAATAGACCAATCAAATCATGTCCAATACCTATTGATAAACCAATATGGATAGAAATACAAGAAGGCACAATGGAAGGCGGATTAGTAAGCGACAAAACTAAATGCAGTATAACTATTAGTGTAAGTTTTCGAATTGAACTAGGTGTATTAGATCAGTATATTAGGAGAAAAATAAGTGAAGATGATCTTTGTGATTTAATGAAAAATAGAATATGAGAACAAAAACATTCACCAAGACTGACCAATATCGTCAAATCAAATATGAAGCAAAAGTGTTTATGAATGACTACGATGATAGCGTACGCACATATCATTATTACTTTATAATCCATCAAAACTCCAGATCACAAATCGGTTGCTATTATGCTATGGATCAAATAGAATTTGACATTGATCCATTTCTGCATCACATAAAAAAATGCATTGATGAAATAATTGATGGCAACCCAGTGGTCAATAAATTAACGCAACTAGGATTCATGCTTACGGATTTACGATAAGAATCTTATCCATGCCAGTATAACGGCAATCACAATGCAGCCATGTTGGTGTGAACAATGTATTTTCAATTGTTGTACAAAGTTGCTCTTTGATTAGATAATCTTCGTACTTCAAGATCACATCAAATAATTGACGCGGCTTCATTGTGGAACATTTCAAATCAACGGCACGTCCGTACTTATGCTGCGACCATTTTGCGCCTGTCATCGTGTTTGCTCTACGCAATCCACTTTCTTTATACTGACCACCACTTGCCCAATTATTGACGATTATAGGCGCACCAGTTAATTCTCTGAGCCATTGGGTAAACTTTATGATGCGATAGTCCATTAAGTTGATCGAACGTTCACCACGTGTGGCGTAGATGGATGGATCAATAAATTCATCCAGATAAAAGTTAGGTGTGATCTTAACGCGATTCATTGATTTGGCGTATTGTTTCGTCCTTCATTCTTGATTGTTTGGTTGTGCCAAGATAATAAGCAAAGGCCATCCCGGCAAAAGTGAACACCTGCCCAACACCCATGTTGAACAAATCCTTCTTAGCATCAGGAACAATCGGGCCAAATGCAAGGAACGCAAACGCCCCTACATACATCACTAGCGCGATGATGACCGTTGCACCCATCAACCAATCGCGCTTGCCGCCAATAGCTTTCATGTAATCAACTTCACGCGTGCGCGCTGATTCACGATCCTGTACTTCCAATTTGAATGTTTCCATTTCCAAACGTAGGAAATCCATTTCAAAATCATGACGCATGCGTTCAAATTCAATTGCCAGAGCCTGCACCTGAGTATCATTTTCTTTGCGATCATTCAGCAGTTCGCCTACTTTCTCAATGGCATCAATGCCAGTAATATCACCAACAACTTCCAGCACATCACCTGCAACTGGTTTGATTTTTTCAGTGACAAATTTCCAAAATTTTGTTTCTTTGAATGGTTTTTTTTCGCTCATTTCTTTGATGTGAATAGGTAAATAATTTTGTCAAATATTGATTTGTAATTTTGTGCCAAATAGATATTGATTTTTTCACCAAGCAAAGTAGACAAGCCAACGATCATTGATGATGCAAATGGTGAATAGTTCATCCATACGCAATACATGCCAGCCATCCAAGCCCAAAACAATGAAATGCCAACAATGGCACACCATGCAAACCATGACAACTTCCTGCGCATCAAAATTTCATTGGATATTTTTGCAACAACGGCAACAAATGCGCTCATGATAGCTGCACCAAATTTGGCAAAGAATTGTTGCATTTCATTTAGATGTTCCATCAGCCTTTTTTCTGTTGGGATTTATTGTTGGTTGTGATTTGTTGTCTAAGTATTGGCGCAAAACTTTTGCAAGTTTGATTGCATTCATCTTTTGTTGTGATTTGTTCATGGAAGATATCTATTTAATCTTGTTTGACGTCTGCCCATTGCAGTATTGTTGCCTGAAAAATCAAAGTTTAATCCCAAGTGCGAACGTGGTGATAAGTCAGCACCAGTGTTGGTGCTATACTCTGGAAACAACGCAGAATTGTTGCACAAATAATCGTGCAATCGCTTTTCATAATACGTTGCATTGTTCTTTGCATCTTCAATAAGTCGATTCATTTCACTCATGCCAACAGAAGTTGTATTGTCTGAGTTATGCTGAGCAATTGCACCATTGTCAATTTTATAATTAATGTTTGGAAGCAACTCATGACATGTGCGCCACACCAATAATGGACGCAGATATTCATCAAGCAGGATTAAATAATTGCCTGCAATAGTACCAGCAGCAGCATCCGCTTTGATCTTGTTTAATAGTTCAGTGCCGGTGAATGGCTCTATCCATTTGTCCTGTGCAAGTCGAATGTATGGATAGATTTTAGCAGCCTCGACTGAATCATTGATCTGTGTATTTTGGTACACATAATCTTCAGTTATTAAAAGTGTTTGTGCCATAGTTTATCAATTTTTTCTGCCTTGATTAGGCATGTTTATCGGTTTCATTTTTGCCTTCATCCAATAGATTGAATCTTTGAAGCTAAATCCTAAACGTCTTGCATCCATGTTGGATATTTCTTTGTCATTTTTCAGACCTTTGTTGGGCAAGAACCTACCGCCATCACGCTTACGCATATAAATTTGACGCGACCAATTATGATGGCAATTCACACCGCCTTTGTAAAGGAAAATTGAATAGGTGCTTTCACCAGCAGCAGCAAATTCACTATTCACACCACTATCACCCATGCGCACAATATCTTCATACCTGTATACAACACCTGCCTTTGACGCTTCAACCATTGCTTTGCAAAATCTGCGTGAATTATCGCTAATGTTCTGCGAATATTTGTAACGAACCTTGATCAAACCACCATCGTTTTCAGATTTTTCATTTGGCCTTGCAAATCTTTTGAATAGTTTGACCTGTGATAATTCTTCATCTGGCTCTGGATGACCGCTAATTATTTCTTCATCAACTAAAACATATTCATCCAAATCAATTTGCTCACCTTTTTCATACAAATATTCCAACCATGCATCTTCATCTTCAATGGTCATGTCTTTTTTTTTTTCAATTGCAGATAAAACAATTGATCGCAACACTTGTGCCTGTGGTATTGATCCGGGAACAATCGCACCAAATATGTTGTCGATCATTGCAGGCGTAAGCATTGGGAATCCTGCTGCAACAACTGCCTTCGCGCTGCTGATTGGCAACGTTTGCGCTGCTGCCTGCATAATAATATTTACAAGGCTTTCAATCTGCGCATCATTCAATGCCTGTGATGCTACATTCTCAACAGATGCTGCATCAGTTGTTGGTGCATCCTTTGTTGCCTGTGGTTCATCGCTTGTGAAATATTCGTTTTGTGTAATTTCAGGTTGCACCAATTGCAAAGTTTCTACGAATGAATCTATAATCTGCATTTGCATTGGCTGCACCACGTTCATCATAAATAACCGATATCCTTCTTTCTGTTCTTCAGCATTGGAACTGAAACCATCACCACTTAATTTGATACCAAACAACAAAGGCGTTGTAACTAGGTGGCCTGTTAAAATTTTTTGTGTTGCGTTGCGGTCAAGTTGCTCATATTGCTTATCTGCATCACTTAATGGGAACGTAGTAATTTGTGGCGCAGGTTGATCATGTTCACCAAAGGTAAAGAATATTTGACCTGCCCTGCCTGCGCCTGTTTCAGCATTGATATCACGCTTCATTGCTGCCTTTGTTTCTGGATCAGGTTGACCATTTGAAAAGTGCATGTGCAATTGCGGAAAAAATCCGTTCAATAAATTAGATACGTGATACTGACTGGCAGCACGATCCACTTCAACATAATTGATACACGACTTATACGATGGCTCAGGATAATATGTTGATGTGCATTCATCCAAGAATGAAATCTTCACATACCTTGCTGAATCTTCATAGCCTTCAATCTGTTTATCGATCAATGGCACAAATTCTGGCTTGTTTATTTTCTTGCGTGTTTCCTGCCAGTTCCGAGAATAAAAAATGCCAGTGATTTCACCTGTTTCATTGGCAGCCAATCGGCAATTTTCAAACGGCAAATGATTCACTGCTGCAACACCTGTGCGATCAAGTGTTTTTATGTACTCAGTATAAAAACCACCATACAATACGATATCATTTGCAATAGAAGGCACCAAGCGATTCAAACGATATTTGTCAATGATTGCATCATCGCTAACAATTGGTGACGTTAATCGCTTTCCTGCAACCATTTTTGCAATACCTTTTACCAATGCGCCATGCACAGGTGATGTGCTGGCTAATGTTTTCAAATATTGCGGATAATTGTTTTCATCACCATAGGCAATGTATCCACCACGATCAATGCGTTCGCTTGCAGCAACAGGTTGATATTGCGTCAACTGAACGCGATCAAAATTTGGTTGTATTTTTTTTTCTTCCATTTTTTTCTTACGGAATTATCACAATATCAATTTGGCTACCTGTTGGCGTAAAATAATTGGTGTTGTCACCAATATTGACTAAGCCTTGTTCAACTAAGCCAACAACGGCGGCATTATTTTCATCCAAATTTACTGCAGAGTTTTGGCCATAAACAAAGTACCTGTAATAGCCTGCAACCTGTAATCCAATGGTGGTTAATGTTACCTCGGTTGACCTTGTATTTTCGCTAATTACATTCAAAACTTGGGCAAGCCTTTCGCCTTCCATGCCAACAGATACACCATCCTTGATCAGCACCAACAAATAATGCGTGAATGACGTTGCATAATACAATCGACCTTCATCAAGTGTGAAATATCGCGTTTGGTTTGCAGTATTGAAATCGAGATATACCATGTTGTAAATTTATAAAAAAAAAGGTGGGCAATCTACCCACCCTTTTATAACCATTAACTCAAAATCCCTTAATAAGCAGGTGAAATTGTAGCATTTGGAATGTTGTCAAATGGAACGTCAGTAAACGGCTCAACAAAGTTTGCTTGTTTACGGCACTCAGCAGTAAATGTCAGCATTGTGCCACTAAAATCACCACGATTTGCACCATTGGCAAATGTGCCTGCAGTAACTTCTGCACCAGCATCCAAACCAACTGCAGCAATATTGTCGTTGTTGTCACGAACAAAGATTACTAAACGCCTGTTGCGGATCAAATTTGCCATTTCCTTGCGGTATGTTGCACTCAAATTGTTCCATTGGATTACCAATGTTTGTGTAACAAAGACGGTCCCAGCATCGCCATTTGCAGTGATTTCTTGATTGAATGAATTTGCACCACCTTTCAATTCAAAGCGATACAAAGTAGCTGCATCAAAGTCGGTGATTTGTTCATTTGCATCAAGTGTGATTGAACCATTCAAAACGTTCCAATCAGCAAATAGAACTTCCTGTATTCCACCGATGTCTGTTTTACAATCTAGCAGTCTGCCTGCGGATAAATTACATGCCATTGTTTTGTGTGTTTTTTATTTTGAAAAAAGGCCACCATGTTTTATGATGGCCTTTAATCAGATTATTGTAAAGTCAGGTTAGACAGTGTACAATGTGATTTCATCACTGAAACCATATTGCAATCCTGCGAAGAACTTGGCACTGAAACGGACGTTTTCAGACAGATCTTTGTCAGCCATGTCAAGCAATGCAACTTGATTCCAATCGCTCAACAAATTTGTGCCAAACCAAAGATTTGATTTCTGTGCAAGCACCATTGTGTTTGCTGGCATTCCTGGACATACTGCAATTGCAAACAATCCCATGAATGTCTGTGGAACTGCACCACCTGCGTAGGTGTACCATCCATTACCTGCTGCTGCATTGGCAAAGATGAACTTTTCCCAAACGTCTTGACCCATGTAGATCAATGGTTTTTCTGTCGCGCGCTTCACGCGATCAGGTGCTTGATCAACCAAGTCCTGCAATTTTGAAAACACGTTGGCAGTTGTGATTGCTGCTGCACCTGTTACATCAATTACACCTGCATCGGCAAGGAACAATGTAATGAATCCAGAATATTCACCAACGTTTGCGTTGACACCTGTCCAAATCAAACTTTCGTTTTTCTCTGCAATTTGACCAAGCATGTTGTCAATCATTGCCTGTGAAATTTCAGAAGCAAGGCGGCCATTCTGCGCATCGTTTGCAGTCCAGTCAGTCAAGAAATCTTGTTTGCACAATTCGCGCTGAACTTGGAATTTTTCCAAAGTCAAAACACGCTCAGTCAAAGCGACCGTGCCTGTTGGTGAAAAGTCACATGTGCCAGCGGCAAATGATACATCATCTACAAGGCGGCGGACCACTTGTTTGTAGTCAATATTTTCACGCAATGTCAAATACTGCATTGACTCATTGGCCAAGAATGCAGGTTTAATAACTTCGCCAGCGTATTTACCAGCGTAAGTTGTAGTCAATGAAGTTGTAGTAGCCATTTTTTATTTTTGCTTTTTTTTCTGTTGGTTCTTAATTAGCCTTTGCACGATAGTGTGCAATTCTTTCTTTGATGGTCATCAATGCCACTGGTTTTGTTTCTGTTTTTTCAGCAGCCAATGCAACTTGTGTTGCCTTATCTTTCACTGATGAAGAAGCCTGTGACTTTGATAGCTTTTCAAATTTGCTTGTGATCTCTGCAAGTTTGGTTGCCAAAGTTTCCTTTTCTTTGGTTGCAGCGCTAAGTGCTTCAGCACTGGCAGCATTTGCAGTTTCAAGTGCGTTCACACGCTCTGCAAGTTTGCTTACAATAGCAACAACATCTGCGCTCATTTCTTCTTCTGATTTAGTGATGGCAGTAATAACACCACCTGCAACACTGATCACGCGTCCATCTTCCAAAGTGTGATCGCCATCTGGTGCAATTGTTGGCTCACCTTCAATTACAACATACACATCAACACCTTCTGCAAAATCGTCAGCAGATGTTCCGACTTCTGTTCCATCAGCAAGGCGCATCATTTTTGCCAATACAACTTTTGCTGGTTCTTCAACACTCAAATTGAGATTGAAACTTTTTAGAACTTCATTTATTTTATCTCGTAACATAGTATAATGTTTAGTCATTAAATTGAACTGCATGCTATTGTTTCAACAGGTATATTTTTTTGTACATTTTTTGAGATAAATTTGTTGAATGTTTAACCCCATACTGAATGACAAGCAGGCTATTGCATTATCTTTACTAAGTGCTGAAAGCAAGGTAGAGCAAGTGTTATACGGCGGTGGTGTGTATGGTGGCAAAACATGGTTTGGATGTTGGTGGCAAATCAGCAGACGGATTAAATATCCAAACACACGCGGATTAATTGGACGTGCTGAATTGAAAAAGTTGCAGCTATCTACCATGCGTTCGTTTTGGGCGCTGGCAAATGAAATGGGATTAAAGTCTGGTGTGCATTACACCTACAATGGGCAATTGAATTATATCACTTTTGCCAATGGCAGTGAAATATTATTGATGGACATGGCAGATTCACCAAGCGATCCAGATTTTCATCGTTTCGGTTCTTTGGAACTGACTGATTATTTTTTAGATGAAGTTGCTGAGATAAGTGCAAAGGCAGTTGAGATTCTTGATACACGCGTGCGCTATAATCTTGTAAATGACCAGCCAAAAGGATTGCTAACCTGCAACCCATCCAAAGGCTGGTTGTACAATGACTTCTGGATTCCATTTAGGGATAACAAATTGCCAGCGCATAGGGCATTTGTGCAGGCATTATTAAAGGATAATACCATTGTGCCCAATGATGCCTACCAAAGAAAAATGGAACGCCTAAATGAACGCGACCGCAAACGTTTGTTGGATGGCGATTGGGATTTTGACGATTCGCCAGACATCATATTTGAACAAGATGCCATGCTGCAAATGTTTAATGATACCAAACCAACTGGCAGCGGATATATCACATGCGACCCTGCTGCAATGGGTAATGATAGAACCATTATTTGCATTTGGCAAGGATTGCATGTTGTAAAATTTCATGAGTTTACACATAAATATCCACACGAAGTTGCAAACACCATACGGCAACTAGCAACAGACTATGGTATTCCAATGAATAATGTTATTGTGGATAGCGATGGCCTCGGTATTGGCATAAAAGGTATACTGCAGTGCCGTGAATTTTTGAATGGCAGCAGTGCCATCGCTAAGGATCACTACCAAAATTTGAAATCTGAATGTTACTTCAAACTGGCAGCAATGGTTGCGCAAAACAAAGTGCATATTGTTGACCACAGATACAGAGATTCAGTTATGAAGGAATTGGATTTAGTGCGCGATGCCAGCAAAGAAGATAAAAAAAAGGCAGTAACACCAAAGGATGAAATCAAATCAAGATTAGGACGTTCACCTGACTATGCAGATGCAATAATGATGCGCATGTATTTTGAGTTGCGACCAAACTATGGCAAGTATTCTTGGTAAAATCAAAAAACCGCTTATCTTTATAAGCGGCTTCCTGTCAAACGTACTTAAACTAAAACATAAACTGAATCAATTCGATGCAAATATACACAAAAATGAAATTACCATTCAATCAAAGAATGGAAAATTACACCGGTGCGAACGTCCATGTAAATTTCATTGTCTGTTTTCTTGCCATCCAAAGGTTTGTATTCAATGCACATACCGATGGCAGCACGTTGACCATTTGCATCAAAAGTCAATATCACTTCATCATCGGTTTGTTGTATGCCAAATGAACTTCCCCATTCGATGCGCACAGGCTTCACTGATTCATTTTCAAATGCGATGTCTAAGCATTTGCCAGCAGTTCCCATACCTGAGTAATTTGGCTCTGGATAATCAGCAGTTGTTGAATCATTGTATGCACGAAGGCGAACAACAAAGTCAGGTGTGCGTGTGGCGTATGGTGGTATCAATGCACCAAAATTAAATGTGTTGTCATCCTTGCCATTCATGTACACATTTGGAATCCACACGTTTTCTTCCAATGGTTCTAAATCAGTTGCAACATTTAACAGGTGCAATTCTTCTGCTGGCGTTGTCATCATAAATTTTTGATAGCAATTTTCTGCAAGCATTTCTTCAGTAATACCCATTGCCAACAATTCTGAACGTGTGAACGTCTTGTTGAATTTATGGCGTACAACCTTTGGTGTTGATGTTTGAAATGTTGTGGTGTTAAATACTACCATGCCAATCAAACCTTCATGCGGATTGCCTTCTTGGTCTGCATTCCTAAATGGATTATGATATACACGTGTCCAAGTGCCGCGATCAAATTGCATTGTCTGGCCACCCAACCAAAATTGTTTGCCTGCCTGTGGTCCGACAGGAACAACAAACGTGCTTGCTTCTTTTATGATTGCATTACCATCATCAGAAACCACAAATCCATGACCATGCACAAGTGCATTGAAGTAATTATAGGCCATCCACTTATCACCACGATTCACATTGGTTTTGGTCAATTCATACGTTGCAGTTTTTACCCATTTGCGCGTTGTGCGATCATAGGCCATTGTCACATTTTCTTTTAGTGCAGGAATCATGTGTTCGGTTTGTTGCAACCAACCATTGAACCGCGTAAGTTGCTCTGGCAAACCTAATTTTTGTAACGTTGTTTTCATTATTATTTTCTTGTTTGTTGTTTACATACGTTTTCAATTGCACGAAGGACTTGCGCTTCCATCGATAATTGTGTGAACTCACCTTCAATGGAAAATCCTTTCACTTCACCATTCTTGACTTTTGCCCATGCTTGATCATTGTCAACTTTTACACCAACGAATGCAGTGCCAATTGGATAATCCATACCAAAGTGAACAGACTTATCTGATTCACCTTCCTTTATCCAAATTTCAACAACGGTCAATCCATCAATTGCAAATTTGTGTTCGTAGGTGTGATCCTGCTGGTGTTTGTTTTTCATAAACAAATGCACTGCCATTTCAATTGTTTCTGCGGGAAATTGGATGGTGTATTCTTCACCAGTATTTTTGTCAATGCGCGGTATTTCAATGTCCGGAATCAGTATTGGTCCGTACAGCATACGACGCTCATTGTCCACTTTCAATTTGACTTGTTGCTTTTGTGATAATGCAATGAAGTCTGCTTCAATTGCTGGCATTTCAACAATTGATATTGCATAGATACCTTCGTGTTCTAATTCTTCTAGTCCGTAAATAATTTTCTTCATGGTGTAAATTTATATTAAAGTCTTGATAGATCTTTGATTTTTGCATTGGCATCTTGCGCATTGCTGACTTGTCCTGCCAGTACAAATGATTGTGCAGTTTGGTTTGGTCGTTGTCCAAGGATTGAAAAATCAATTGGATTAAATGTTGGAGTTGCACTCATTGAACCACCACCGCCAACTGATGGTGTAGAAGGTGTTGATCCTCCACCACCACCGCCACCACCGCCGCCTGCATCAAATTTAGTTGCACGTATTTTTGCAACTTGTGCAAGGCCACTAGCAACAGCAATACCAGCGGCAACTGCTGCGCGTATTGGTGCATCAGGTGTTGCTATTGCCATTTGGCTAGCGTAAGCAGCAGATGCAGATTGATATGTTTGTATAAGTGCCTGCGCAATTTGAAATGCCTTGTTTACTTTGAATGCACGTTCTTGTGCCTTTTTACCTTTGCCTGCAAATACGTCAGTCAAATTAGACAACAATGCAAAACCATCGGCGGCAAGTTGCACGCGTGCTTCAGATGCCTTTTTTTCTTCAGCCGCTTTTTTTTCTTTATCCTCTTTGTCCTTTGCATCCGCTTCATCTTTATATTTTTTGATGATTGCTGCTTCTTTGGCGGCTTGTTCGTTTACTAAATTGGTTGTCTCTAATCCATATTGTTTTGCAAGTTCTATTTTTTCAAAGTAGTAGTCGCTTATAGCCTGCAACTCTTTTTGCTGCGCCGATAAACCTGCTTGATATATTTCTTCAGATATGGCTTCCTCCGCATCTAATCGGTTTTTATCCGCTTCTTCCTGTGCCTTTCTTGCACGTTCTTTTTTTGCGGCTAGTTCAATGGCATCTTTTTCTTCTTTTGCCTTTTTTTTCTCGTCCTCAGCCTTCTGTTTTTCTGCCTGTTTTTCGGCTGCTGCATTAGCATCATCGGCTGCTTTTTTATCGATGTTTTTTATTGCCTGACGATGGCCAGCCAATTGGTTTTCTAATCCGTTTAATTTATCTTTTGCCGCTTGTATAGTGGCATCACCTTCTTTTTTTATGGCTTCGGGATTGAAAACTTTGTTGGCCAAAAAGTTAATGCCTTCATCC